CTTAAACTTGATGCTGCCCTTGGTCTTGTCATTGTCGGGCGTTTCCTTGGTGCTCCAAGGCATTTCAGAAGTAACGTGATTCACGTAGAATGTCACGCCATGTGCTTTAACGACCCACATCGGTATGGTCGGATCTGCCAAGTGCCCTTTGTTAAAGTGAAACACTAGGTCTCGACAGCTATATTCAATCTATTGTTGTGTCATTTTGTTTTCCTTGGTTGAAAATACAGGGCTTCCACCTGTGCCCACATCGTTTTTGAGTCCGCGTGTCCAGGACTTTCTTGTCATCCTACAGTGTAGGTACAAAATTATTTATTATATGGTGCGCCAGGCGAGAATCGAACTCGCGATTGGGAGGTTTAGAATCTCCTGCTATGCCACTTAGCTACTAGCGCATGTGTTTATTTTAGCTTGGGGTCTGTGCTTTTGTCAAGCTCTTCTGGTGTAGCAAAACGTGCAGGTTCTGTGTGCCAGTTGAACCAGCCCAAGTTTTTCCAGTATTTGGCAATCAGGTTGTTGATCACAATGATGCCGATTGTGACAACCACAAAGCCCATCATTGTCAATATTGATCCAGCCAAAAAGACTGCTGCTTGATCCATGTCCATTTTTGTTTTCCTAAATTAGTATGGTGCGTCGAACAGGACTCGAACCTGTGACCAAAGGCTTATGAGGCCTCTGCTCTAACCAACTGAGCTATCAACGCATCATGTGTATATTATATGCTAGATGCCATTGCGGGTCAACGACGTTCTCTACCTAAACCTTTTGATGGGGCTGTTGCTACCCCTTTTGGGCGTATGTCTACACGTTTGCCTGTAACTACGTTTGGTGCTGCTGGTTCAACTTGAGATGAAGCGTCATCATCAAAACCGCCTTCGCCACCTTCATCACCAAAATCAGTGGTTGTTGCGCCGCCAGCTGTATCAACAATTTCCATTTGCGGATAAGGCAAACGAACGTCTGCTACACTGGTAATATACACAGTGCCAGCATGTAAACGCAAGCCACTGGCTGCAAGGTCATTTGCGTCCTTGAAGAATACTGTCATGATGGGATCTTTGACTAGGCTAATGTATAACACGCCTTCGTCTTTCTTCTTGCTCATGTAGTAGTTGAAACTGGTCTTTGCGTACTCTTGTTTGGTAGCATTGACGTTTCCTGATTTGATAGCGTTCATAATTGGAGTAATGTTTTCGCCATCAAAAATCAATTTGATTGTTGCTTCAACTAGGCTTATCATGTGTGCAGCTTCCTTTTTCATATCAGGATTGCCGTTCATCATTTCGTATAGTTGAACAATGTTGTCCAAGTTCATACCGCTCTTGGTCTTTTTAGTTTGGTATGGGGCAAGTAGTGCAAACAGATCACGTGCCACTTGCTCGTATCCAGCGCCTGGGCGAACTTCTTGGTCAGTAAAGCGACCAGCGCCACCGTCGGTTGTTTTAACTTCAATTGCACGACCATTGATGCTCAAGTCGCCTTTGCCTTCTTGTTTGTTAATGCTTTTGCTCAACACACTTAGACCAAACTCACCTTTACCTTGGCCCAGGGCCGCGATACGCATGACATCGTTAACAAACTCTTTGATGGCAGGATTCTTATCATAGTTAGTAATGATCTTGCTGAAATCTGTTTTGCCTACTTTTAACAATACGTCACGCTTGACTAGCTTATCACTGCGCCACAAGTCGAACATGTCATCACGTTGCTGTGGAGTCATGTCCATGCTCAACAGGTAACGTGCCAGTTCTTTTTGTGCTGCGTGTACAGTATGATCGTCAATACTCTGCAACTCACCGTTGATAATGCCCAACTTACCACCAGCATTAACGTGTCGCAAAAGATCTTCAATTTCTCTCAGAGCTTTAATAGTAGCATCATCGGGAGGAAGTTCTTTAATCTTTCCTGAAATGACAGTTTTAAGGTGCTGCAACTGTGTGTCGTCAACGGCAGATTCGTTAAGTTTAACTAAGTTAATAAGTTTGCGTAGGTCAGTAATCATAGTACTGTATTTATTAGTTTTTTGCGAAGCGCCAGTCCTTGTCTAACCAAGTAAACATCAAATCTTCCTGACGCACATGACCCCATTTATTGAGACTCTGCATGGCGCTGTCGCTGATGAGTCCTTTTTCTGCTAGATCAAACCACGTGGTTGCGGCAGGATCCAAGGGCTCGTAGTTCTTGTACACACAGAAGTGAATCCAACCATAGTTGGGAGCAGCATAAATGTAGCAGTCTCTACAGTCAAACCCACATGTGGCCAACATATACATCATGTTACAGATATTGTATGTAAAGAATGCGCCCGAAAAACTGCGAGTCTGTAGTCTATCATAACTGTAGGTGGTGTGTATGGGTACATTTAACACCAACATGCCGTTTATGTTCATCATGTGATTCCAGTGACTCAAAGTTTTCAATGGGTTGATGCTGAATTGAAAACTGTCATGACTCCAAACCAAATCTAATTTACGTGGAATAAAGATATCAGTAAAATCCCCTGGCAGTACAACAACATTTTTATTCTTTAAAACATCAGACTCAATTTGATTGATATTACGATCCACTGCATAGCACACATAGTTGTGAGGTTCCGGCGGATCGTCACGTGTGGTCAGCCGCGCAAACCAATCAATGTCCAATCCTGCGCCACAACCCATATCGGCTACAACTTCTATACTGTCCATGAATGTGTCATATTGGTACAACATGTCCAATACATCACGACTGTGTTGGTGACTCTCTTGTGCGTTTTTAAACACTTACATCCTCCATGCCTGCTGTGCGTAGGCGTACCACGTGTCCCAACATGAAATTCTTGCTTTCAATGCCTTTCATCACGCCCAGCCATTTGTTTCGTAGTAATGCTACTTCGTTAATGATAGTTTCCATGTCAATGACTTCATCTTCGGCTTCGGCATACTTTTCTGCATCACGACTGGTCAAGGCACGTTGGTACGCTTCAAGATATTTTTTATAATGCTTTTGTCGAATCTTGCGTAACTGTATGTTAAGGTAATTGAGTACTGCTTCCACTTCTTGCAGTTGGTTAAAGCGATACTCAGTAATGCCCGGTAGATTACTGACTGCCCGTTCAACGTTGCCGCTGATACTGATCTCGCTTTTGGCTGCGATCAGTTGTTTTTCATAATAGTCAATAAACGGCGGAATCTGTGCAAGATCCTGCACCACACGGTTGTACCACATCAGTCTTCGTAATCTTCTTCGGGTTGATCTTCTTCGCCCACGTACTCTTTAAGAGCACGTTTGAGCGCACCGTCGGTGCCGCCAAACTCACGAACATCTACATCGTTGAGATAATCAACCATGACGCTCATGATATTGTCAGCGCACTCTTGCCGATCTTTGGCCGGCACATACTGTTTCATAATGGTGTACAGTTCGCTTAGTACTTCTACTTCGATACTCATTCTGTTGCATCCTCTGTTGGTGCTTCTTCGACGGTGGTTGCCTTGTCAAATATGTGCGGGTTGGCAGAAATGTCGCTCATCACACGATCCAAGCAACCATCATCATTACGTTCCCATCCCTTGCGGAACTTCTTGATGATCTCGCCGTCAGCAGTAGTATATACCAAACTGTTGCCTTCCTTCTTTAAAAGTTCTTTGGCTTCAATAAGGTCAGTCAAGCCCGAGTAGGGGTTCATACCTGTTTCGTATGGAATCTTGACCTGTACTGATTCAAAAGGTTTGGCATAGCGTGTCTTCATGATCTTACATGCTGCACGAATACCTTTCACTTCTGAAATCTTGTTGCCGTCTTCATCTTCTTTCAACTTCAACTTACGCATAGCAACAACGATACTGCTCGCATAGATAAAGCCTTGTCCGCCGGAGATTTTATCGTCCGGATCAAACATGTCCTGACTTGCGTAGGTGTGGTTTGTAGCCACCAAGCCAATGTTTAGATCACCAAACATGTTTACGCAATTACGCACCAACGCGGTCAGGGCTTTTGGCTTGCGTCCCAGGTCCCCTTTCAAGTCACCAGCTGTGAACTGGTTAACGTCGGTTGGCGTTAAAAGCATACCCAGTGAGTCTAGCACGAACACCACTTTAGGGCGAGCATCTTCTGCCAGTGTTTTGTATTCTTTAACAAACTCACTGATCATTTTGGCCACGTCATCGATCATGGCCATATTGAGTTTAAGTAGTTTATCTTCGCTCGTGTCCACTCCCA